TATCACGCCATACTGAAAAATTAGTTTTCATAGGTGCCACCAATCATATGCGAAGATACTTAGATTACATCGGCTCAAACCTAGACATCAATCTAAGTAGATATGGCCTTTTGATACACGATGTTGCCATACCAACAGAGATACTGCAACAAGGCGCCGGATACCGACCAACTAAACTTCCACTGAAAAGAGTCGATGATACTATCCATTATCCAAAAGCAAATATCGATATGGTCCTTGACATCATGCAACGCACATTCAAAGAAAATGATTTCCTGGCAGATATAGCCGGAATAACCGACACCAAAATAGATCACGAGGGTGGGGGCAAAATAAACATCAAGATGGAAAAATTTTTGGATAACATGAGAAAAATGCACGTGACAGGCTTCAAAATAGTTAAAAATACTTTCGCCAAACAACAATTCTCAGACGCCCTCACAGCTGTCGGATCTCTGAGCGGGAGATACTGTAAAAACACAAAACGCACATCTCAGAGACTAGCAATTAATGACGTAGCTACTATGTTAAACAATTTTTCAAAATTTACTCGTGACGATCTACCCGACATTGATATACCATTACAATTTGACGACAATCTAACTATGGAAGTAATAAGTTTGTTAGATCACAAGACATTAGTTTGGCTGAAGCATTTGAGAAGATCAGCAGTGAGAGATGGCATGTATGAATATCACCACTCTGAAGCATTAAGATCTATAGATGCCAAACAGATGTCAAGAGAAGAATACGACAAGTTAATCACTGAATCGAGAGATTTTTGGGTAAGCTTCTTTCCGAAGAAACAGGTGAAAGCTAAATTACAAACGAAAGCATATGATTTCAGAAAAGTCTCACAAGGTGTAGCGGCTTACATGAAAAACATTAATGTCATGTACGCGGCTTTTGGGCGATTAGCTGCGCAATTGATGCCTACGGTATTAAATGATAACGTGATAATGGCAGCGAACATGACTGACGCTGAGTTCTCTGCTAAACTTGGTGAGATTAAAAATAAATTTCGAGAAAAACATGGGTTCAAGAAATTAGATAAGGCTGCTGGCGATTTCACCGAATTCGATTCTACGCAGGGTGTCATGGCCTACATATTGACGTCAGTCTTGTATGTTATCCTGGGTATGCCCCCTCAACTAGTCGCCAGACTACGTGACCATAGCGATTCTTGGGTCATGTACACCGATTTCATCAGATTAATAGGTGAATTAAAATTTCACTCGGGTACTTTCGAAACATGGTTTAGAAACACCTTTTATAACATGTGCAATATTGCCACTGTGTACGATTGGGTCCTATTGGTAATTGCAGTATTCACAGGGGATGACTCAGCGTTGGAGGGACTCGACATTAAATTCACAAATGAAGAATGGCTGAACAAAAACAAATTATTACTGAAAGACGAAAAACCACCAGTCATTGAATTCGCAGGGAAATTCATTTGTGATCACGCCGTAGCACCCGATCCACTACGTCGAGTGGCAAAATACTTATCCAAAATATACGCAACGCCTGATCAATATAGTGAAACCATTATCTCACTTAGAAATGGTTTAGAGATGATTCCTGATCAGAACACATTAGACGAAGTGTGTGCATTGACCAATCAGTACTACAACTACACCAAGTTATTTGATTACGTTCCATCACCGGATGAAATTAAAATATTATTCGGATTTTTAAACAGTGAAGCTAAAGACCCGAGACGCATGAAGGATATGATTAGCAGACGTATGGAAATCATACCCGTCGCACAGAGATAATGACCTTTTTGTAATTTAAATTTTGTAAAAATTTTGTAAATAAAC